ATTATTGGAGAAGATAGTTAAGGAAGGAAGGTAACTGTAGAGCGAGGGATTACACACACTGGGGGTAGTTGTGTTGTGATGATTGATGAATATAAAGGAATGAGTTAAATGAAAAATAGGATGAGCGAAGGATTTGATTCGCATATAGATGTGTTGCGTGATTTGATGACAGGTCGTGAAATTGGACAAAGCAAAAAAGAAGGATGGATTCCAAAGATTGTTGATATGGCATTAAGAATAGATGCTGATGGAAATGTTTTGCCACAAAAAGAAATAAAGAAAGCGAGTGAGAAATGACAGAAGAAAAGAAACCAAAGCTGTTTGTAGCTACACCGATGTATGGTGGGATGTGTCATGGAGTCTATGCACAGTCCATGCTGACAACACCGGCAACATTAAATAACAACAACATCGAATGTGTCTTTAGTTTTATGTTTAATGAGTCGCTCATCCAACGAGCTAGAAACGCACTAAGCAATATGTTTTTACGAACAGACTGTACACACTTGATGTTTATTGATTCAGACATTCGTTACAATCCGGATGACATCGTACACATGGTCAACGCAGACAAGGAGGTTATTTGTGGCATCTATCCAAAGAAAGAGATTAACTGGGACAGTGTTAAAACTGCAATGGATAACGGTGTTTCTAAAGATAAGCTCAAGCATCATACTGGTAGCTTTGTTGTTAACCTTGTAAATTATGCAGCAGAAGTGACCGTGCCGATGAACGAGCCGGTAGAAATATGGAACGGTGGAACAGGCTTCATGCTCATCAAGAGAGAAGTATTAGAGAAGCTGCAAGGAGTTGTTAAGTCTTACGTCAATGATGTACACGACCTTGCCGGTGAATTGAAAAGAGACCGTATCCATGAGTTCTTCCCGGTCTTTATTGAAGAAGGTACAGAACGTCTCTTATCTGAGGACTATGGCTTCTGTAAGATAGCTAGAGATAACGGTATCAAGATATGGGCAGGACCTTGGATTAACCTAGCTCACATGGGTAGCTATGTGTTTGAGGGACAACTTGTACAACAGCCTTAACGACATCCCCAGCGTCTACGGGCAGCCTTACCTCTTGGACCTTTCCAGTTTTTAGAGCGACTGCAGAATGATTTATGTCTGGGTCCTGACTTTTGCGGTGCTTTTAGGTTGCTGCCTGTTGCTCGGTTATACTTCTTTCGTCCTTTGGCAGTCAAACCGCCTCCTGAAGAAACGGATAGCTTTTCTCCTCTGCCAACAGAAAGGTTCGGCTTATTTGCCATAAGACGCTCCCGGACATCCTAGTACCCAATGATTATCCAATCATACTCTCCGATATGGTTTTCACTTCAGCCACACGATTTAACCAACCTGCACCGAACGTACTAAATGCACTTAATGATTTGTAAAATTCAGTTTTTTCAGCAGCAAAATTTTCTAACAAAGAGCGTGTATTGGCTTGATTGACAGCTTGTAATGTACCTTGTCCTATCACACCGTCAGCAGCAACACCAACAGACTCTTGTAATAATTTAGATGCTCTACCAACACCCATGTTTACAGCAGCATCAAATACAGCGTAATCAACACCACTAGGTAAGTCATCACCATGAACCTTATCCCAATAGAGTTGTTTGTATAAGTCATGTACATCTTCGTCACTAATGTTTTTTAAATCATCTTTTGTAAGATATTGATTACGTTTCCATTCTTTAAAAACCGCAAAGGTAATTCCTTTCATCGTAGCTCCTCCCGGGTCAAGAGGGTTGTCACTCCACAATCCCTCGCTCTTGAGAACGTGCGCTAATGAGGACTCGTAATTTTCTTTCATGTCGGTGTACTTTGATGTAATAGTTCATCTTTCTTTTGACTACCGGCAGATGAACCAAAGTAAAAAGATAAAATACCAGCCCAGCCGGTTGATAACGAACCTAACATAATCATTAACTCATCTGACTTAGTGGCATATCCAGTCATCAAAGCAAATAAAATACCGAAGAATCCTGCTGTAACGATGACGGACAATGTTGGTGGCAACCATGAATGAGTTGCTGTTTGCATCTCTCTTGCAGATTTACGGTCATCTACTGCAAGTTTTTCAAAATCTAAACCTAATTCTTGCGCCCTTGCTTGCAATTGAACCTCAGCTTGTTTCAGACTTGCCAACTGGTCAGCAGATAATTTACCGGACTCAATCGTTGATTGAACATCTTTTTCATCAATACCGAGAGCTTTAGATACGGCAGTAACAGCAAGTCCTGCAAGTGGACCACCCAATGCAGTAGCAATTCCGGGAGCAATTTGAGCTAACCAATCCATATCAATCCTTTAAGAGAATAATTAACATCATACAAATTAACGCAAAAATTGTCCACCATTTGAATATGTCATCATCCACGCACAATTTCTTTCTTAGTTCGTTCTTCCGTTACGGTTCGTGTTATTTTAAATTTTATCGGCTTACGTTTTAATTGTTTAATTTCCCAATCTAAAAACACAATGTAAGCAATGAGAAATAACTCAATCAAAAATACAGCAAACCAATACAACACCCAGTTCATACAAGTTTAAAATAATACAAAAGACAAGTTACTACAAAAGCAGCAAACCAACAATATAGCTGTACTCTCTGAACATCTTTTAATTTATGTCCGTAATGAGTCCTATTTTCTTTCATTTCCTTTTCAACAACAACTTTTAATTGAAGAACCTTGTCCCATTCTTTACTACCGTACTTGGCTTTAAACTCAGCCTCAGCTTTATTTTCTTCTTGAATAATTGAATGTTGAGTTTTATATTCTTGAATTGCCTTATAAATCAAGGAATTATTAAGTATTTCTTCTTGCGTTTTGTGACGCTTGTGAGATTTTAATTCTTGTTGAGCAACGTCAACAGCATCGTGTTGGATGCTTTCTATGGTTTTGGTAAGTTCTTTTCCTGCTTCTCTAGCAGAGTTTAATCCTTTTGATAGACCCTTAACTCCGCTTGCAATACCATAATCTTCCATTTGTTAACCTACGCATAGATTAACCCCCGATATTAATACCCAGCTGATGTTGTCTCATTAAGTATTAAAACACCACCTATATTAACACTGACTATCGCTGCTGTCGCTACACTACTTGCAACTTGGAATCTTAAATCTGTTCCAGCAGCATAAGGAAATGGATAGTGTCTTTGTACTTCATAAGTCGTATTAAACGGAGTTTGAACAATTACACGCTGTACACCTGAAGAAAGATTGGTTAATGCACGATACGTTGTGTAGTTAGCCGTATTACCATTAAAACTAGAATACGCACCATATCTCCATCCATAAAATGTATAACCAGTAGGAACGGTAAATACAGCCATCTGTGACGTACCAATACTTGTAGTCACACCATTAACAACTTGCGTGTTAATCTGTGCATACACTGTAGAGCTTACAGACAAGGTTATGACACCAGTAGGATTGGTAGCTGAGCCTGTTGATACATATATGACGTTGATTCTAAAATAACTATTTACAGTGGTTACGTTTGTCGTACCATTCAATACTAAATTTTCAGTAAGAATGTTGTAATTAGCATCTAATCCAGAAATAGTAATTGTGGCAGTATCCGTATTGACTGTACTGACTAATGTCATTGTAGAAGCAGAGGTAGGAAACACATAGTCAGTAGTTGACATATTTTCCCATACGGTTCTAAATACACCAGCAGTAGCAGAAGTTGTTCCATACGCAAAGATGTTTTGTGGAGCATGGTATGGAATTTGACCTCTTGATACTTGTAACTCAAAAGACTCAGTCCTGCCATGTTGTGACATTGAAAAGGTGGACTGTGCCATATTAGAACTTCACTTTCTTCTCTGGCTTACTTGTAGGAGATAATTTAGTGGAATAAGGACCGCCACTAAAATCCCAAACAGACTGAAAACCACCTTTAGGCATTTTACCTAATTGGTATCTGTCATTCATGCCGGTGTTGTCGGAAATTTTTTGTGGTCTTACTGGGTCAGCAAATTTCTGTCCCCACGACAAATTGTCACCAACAACTAAGTTAGATTTCTTTTGTTTGGTTCCTGTATCGCTCATCTTTACTCTCCATTTTAATAAGTAAAATATAACTGTAGATACTAAATAACGCAACTACAATGACTCTTTCATATTTTGGGTCCCACATTGTCCAGCAACATAATCCAAAACTCAGACTTAATCCAAGAATAGTTAATAACCGGTCTGAGATGACCCCTAACGCTATACGCACGACAGCAACTGCATCCATGTAAACCCCCGTTTTGATGATTGATATTCACATTCTACTCGTTATCATCATTATCATCAAGTAATCCACTACCCCAACCCTCGTCAGCAATCTTTAATTTAATTGCCTCTAACTTCAATGCCCTATCTAATATTTTCATTTTGTCGGTCAGCGTCCATTCTTCATTAGTTTTCATGTCAGCCAACATATTATTGATAGCATCTTCTAAGTCTGGGTTAATACCCTTATCTTGTTTTTTAGGCATTATTGTTCCGATATTCTACGTTGTATTTTTCTTACTAATTGAGAACGTGAACCTAATCCAGTTCCTAACACTCTTCCCAATGCTTTTGTTTTTGCTCCCAATCCAACAGCAGGTTCTATGGTTGTACCTTCCGCTCTTGAGTTTAATCGTAATTGTTGCCCAGCGTAACCTAAGTCATACAAAGGATGATTAGTTGTTCCTAAACCATAACCGTATATTTGTTGTGCTAAATGATTACCTAAACCTTGTGGACTTATTTTTCCTTGAGTAACAAACCCTTTTTCAATACCGTTAGCTAAAGTCATAGTAGCCGTATATTTTCTATTTGTGTCTATTAATGCCTCTAATAATTGTGGATTTTCACGACCTACCATAGCATCAATTTGTGTAACAAAATTTCTAGCAGCTTCTCTTATTGCACCATCAGTATTTGTGTTAGCAACATCTCTTAAATTTGACCGCAACCTTTGTAATTCTGTACCCGGTATTTTAGCTGTAATATCACCTAGATTCATTGGAGAGTCTGCAAAAGTATTAGGTGGAACAATATCATTAATTAAATTACCTTTCCAATTAGACTTAAAAAATTGGTCAACTTCTTGAACTAATGGTATTGAACCTTTAACTCTTGCATAAATAGATTTCCATACGTCTGCAACACCTTTAAAAAACTTTTCAACAGTATTTGTTGGTGCTTGTGTTGTTGTAATCCAACGTGATGTTTGTTCAGCAAACCATTCATTAAAATTGCGTAAATATGTTTCATAAGAACCTACCGCTGGTAAATCTCTTACACC